AAGTTCCACTGTCGGTTGTGGATACTGCTACAGTTGCGCCACCACTTGGGTACTCAACAGGAACAATAATTGACTTAGCATCAAGAACATTACCAGTACCGTGTGATGGACTGGAAAGTTCTTTCAAAGATCCAGATACAGTGGTACCATCTACTGCAAGGTCGTATGATGCCAACACGGACCACCAATCATTATCATGATCCTTAACTTGACGTAAGTGTGATCTTACAATGTTAAGGTCGTATTCTAAAGACCCAGACACTGTAGAATCAGCTGGTTCGGATACGGATCCGTTATTAATATCACCTACCAAGTCGTTAAATTGATAACTGCCAGCAATTTGCTCCAGTTGACTCAATAAACTTCTTCCAGATGCCATTCTAGCCTCCTCTATTTAAAAATCACGTCTATAATCAACTACTATATCGAACCAATTTTTAGGAATATAATGAACCAGTTGAAACTGGTCAGTAGCTACTACAGTATAGTCCGTATCCTTAATCAGCCTTTGGCCGTTTACATAAACTCTTAAGGTATTAGTTTTGAAATCAAAATCCGTAGTGAAGGTACCTGTTGCACCATCAGCTTGGGACGTTAGATCCTCATTAAATATTTCTTTTCTGAGTTCACGTAAAACTATCATAAATTTTTACCTCATTAAAAACTGTAGGAAGCTTTCATTTCCTCTATCTTTTTCCTTAGGATTCTACATAGAGTTTCTTTGTTTGGTCTCTGATTTGCTACATTTAAAGCATGCTTCAGAATTTTTAAATCTTTAATCTTAGGGACTTCCTCCCTGGCCTTCCGAACTGAAAATCCAGCAACATCTTCGTAAGTGAGTTCTGTCTTCACTTGAGCAGCTCTACCAGTCATTTTTTCTACAGGTAGGTCAATTTTCTCATCGGAAGTTGCGGTAATTTTACCAGTAATAGTTACTTTGTTATCCTCTGGCTTTTTGGCCTTTATGGAACCATCTTCAAAATCGATGTCCCAAACAGTTTTGTCTTTTAACTTAACATTACGAAGCCAAGAAACAAATTCTTCACCTGATTTTAGGCCGTGTTTTTCGCCGTACTGTTCATACAATTCTTCAAGCGAAGCACGTGCGCCAGCAAGGAAATGTCTTTTTAATGCGTAACGCGGAAGTTTTGAAATATTTTTTACATAACCTTCCATTTTTATTCCTCCTTTTCAAAAACCTTTTCCAGATCTATACGATTAGGATCTAGTCGGTCAATAATATGGTGAACTATGTTTGATAATCTATGTATTGCCAAAACCGTTAGAATGATTGAGAAAAACGGAATCAGGCCATGAAGGCAAAAAAGCAACATCGCAACCCAGACAGACGTACAATAGGGACAATCAAGAAGATTGTTCACGAATCTAAATAATTTCTTTTCTCTTTTCTTAAATATCCACGCTCTTAATGGTTCAAATATGGTGGACTTAGTTATTATGTTCGTGGTTGCTTCAGTTGCTATGATTAGCAATATTAGATTTAGCATAATTCCTTGTCCTTTGTTAAAAAAAAGGGAGAGGGGAAACCCCTCCCCCTATATACTCGATTATAGTGAGCGGTCAATGACGCCCATGCTAAGCATTCTTGAGTCGAGGCATGCAAATCCAAGTTCTGCCCATCCGAAGAAACCAGCTTTCTGATGTCTAAGTAGGGTTGGATCGTCAATCGCTTCGTACTCTTTGCGAATTGGCATTACCAAGGTATTGTCAGTAACCAAATCAAATCCGTAAATTTGTGTTTCACCTAGAGTGGTGATTTCACCATTAGCGTCTGTCTTATTAGGTACGGTAGCAGTATAGCTGTTATAGGTATCGGAGTTATCCAGTAAGAACTTACCATAACCTGATTCATAATCGTTAAGGTTATACATACCGGTTGCACCGAGATGCTGTACTTCAACTAACTGCACATTCCAAATACTTCCCATACCAGCTGCCTGGAAAATCTCGCGTCTAGTTACAGGATCGATGTCAGTATCAGTCCATTCGCGGATGTCAGCTGCATCTTCTGGTGAGATGTAGAGATGGGTCAAAGTGCGACCAAGTCTCTTGAAGCCAACGATCATCTTATTGATGAGTTCCTTAGACAGATAACCAGCACCTACCGAGTTTGCTCCAACTTCATAAATAGGAGCACTACGTGGTCCAAGCAGACCCTTACCAGCAAAAGCTGAAGTTGCGGCAGGAATAATAACCTTCCATCCACATTCTTCTTCGTACTGAGCTAGTTCCATAGCTACCTTTGAGGCAGCTCGGGCTGCGATGTCCACACGTTGATCTCGCGCGTAAGTTACTTTCCAATCTGCAGATGAGTTGATGGAAAATAGTGGAACGTATACCTCTTCACCAACACCTTCGATGAAGTTCTGAGCCATGTAGCCTAATCCCGGAAGTACCCATACAGGGATCTCAAAATCCTCTGCGATTGGATACACTGCTTGTGCACCAGGGGCAAGTCTTTCAACATTAAAGAGCTGACGCATAATAGACTCTAGCTCGATCTTTTGAAGGATCGGTACAGTCAATGCTGCGGCGAACTCTTTGTAAGCTTGCATACCCTCTGGAGTATCAATAGCAGCGGTTGCGGCAAACAAAGCTTGCATTTCTTTTCTATCCATTAGTTTTCCTCCTAGTCGGCCTAATTTTGTGTCGGCCTTTAAGGGTAATATTTTTATGCCCGATTACACGAGCAGTTTAAAACGAATTGGGTACATAGTCTGTCCGCCTTCAGTTGATTCAGCTTTAGCGGCAGATACGCCCTTAATAACGAGACCTACTGCTCCCTGATCTGCAGGAGCGTCTCCGGAAAAATGATCAAATACTGGAGCAAGTGCGTTTGGATGAACGTCCCAAACATTACCTGATCCTTGAGTTCCATAATTGGTCAAACGACCGGCTAGGTTAAAAGTGACATTCAAAAGGTCACCAGCATTAACGGCAGCCCAAACATCGGCAGCTGTTCTGGAAGTATAATGAGTGGTATCCCAAATACCGCCACAGTGAGCAACGCCCACTGGTACAGGTTGTGATCCACTAATATTTCCAGTTACTGAGTCGTAAGTTGGCTGCGTAATAGCGTCAGAAGAACCGAAGTCAGTTCTCTTTACCCATCCAGCTGGATGTACCTCATGATATCCAGTTTTAACCTTCTGCATCAATAATCCGAAGACGTGAACGTCGCTTACTGTGTCAGCGAATACGCTTACATACGGATCAGCAGAACCACCAGCCATGTAAACAGCTGCTCCAGCATGTGCTAGGGCGCCGCCTACGCCAGACGTGTCGCCTGTTTGTGATGCAAATTCGCAGAATTGATTATCTACGACTGGTTGACGTGGTATAAACATAGCTATTCCTCCTTAAAAGAATAGACGAATATTATTCGTCTTCGATCTTCGCGATCTGCTTGGCAAGAGCCCTTCCCATCTCCTGATACTTGTCGTGAAGTGTTTCCGTGTTGGCTGTTTCCATGTCGAGTGCTGCTTCTTCACCAGCTTCTTCATCAATCTCAGCAGGTGCGACATCAACTTCGCCTTCGTCTTCAACTTCAGTAGTCTCAGCTTCTTCGGCTCCGCCTTCATCGGTTTCTTCTGTACCAGCAGCTTCTTTAATCTCTACCAAGAGAGCTTCTCTCATGGATACTAATTCAGCTGCATACTCTTCGAAATCTTCTTCGGACATCTCGCGGACTTTAGCCTGTTGGGCCTCGCGTGGTTCACCGGTACGAGCAATCTTGGCTTCTTCTAACTTAGCCATGCGCTCTGCGGTTACTCTGTCTTTTTCGATCTCAGCAAGAGTGGTGTGGGCTTCTTCGAGAGAAGAGGTAAGTTCTGCCAGCTTCTGATCTTTTTCTTCGATCTGTGCTTTAAGAGTTTCAAGCTCTTCTTCAACGGAAGCAATCTTACCATCTTTTTCATCAAGATCTACATCTTTCGCCTCTAAAGATGCGGACAATTGTTCGATGGTGTCCGTAGCTTTTTGTAACAAGTTTTCTACAGACTCTTGGATTTCTGCTTCCTCTTTAGCTGCTAGAATCTCTTCTACCAAAGCTTTGATCTGATCTTTATCTAGCTTTAAATCTTTATTTTCCACAGCAGAAACCTCCTTTAAAATATTTGGAGTTAAATTTATACCAACCTCTAATTGGTATTAAAAAATTAAACCTTTGCCTTAACCTCTAATCAATCAAATGATTAACTGATTAGGAACTAAATACTAAAATATCTACTTCAAGATTGTCTTCACCGCCTGTGCTTGTTAAAGTTACAGTATCAGCACCGGTGTTAATATCAATCCAAAGTACTCCTGTAGGTGCAGCTAGTGCAACTGGCCAGAAGTGTAAA